GGTTTATACTAATGTTTACTAAAAGTCGATTTCCTCGGTTTCGAGGTCGAGCAGGTTCAGGCGCATCCGCATCACGGCCTTAGCCTCGCGTGCCTTGCGCTCCAGTTCCTCGGCTTCGCGCTCTTCCTGCTCACGCTTTGCCTTTGCCTCTTCCTCGGCCTTCTTTGCAGCGGCTTCCTCTTCGGCCTTGCGCTTTGCCTCTTCATCGTCTCCACCGCCGCACTCGCGCTCAGCCTGCTCCTGAGCCTCCTTTGCCTCCTGCTCCTTCTGCTGGGCTTCGGCCTCGGACTCTTCGGGCTGCTTGTCGGTGGCTTCCTGTTCGCGCTTGTGGGCATCAATCTGAGCGTCAATCTCACGCATGATCTCGTCGGCAAACTCGCGGGTCACTACCGATGTCTGACCGTAGGCGGGATGGGTGACAATGGCCACGTCGAAGAAGCCAGTAGCCTTGCGCACATGGCGCAGCCACACTTCCTTGCCGTCTGCACTGCGCTCGTTGGTGCGCTCGTAGGTCACGCTCTCCCTGTCGTTGGGGTTATCGTTGAATGCGAACGACATGCCGTCGATGTCGCCACGGCGCATCAGTTCCAGCGCGTCGTTGGCGTTGTTGGTGCGTGGGAGCGAACAGCGGCAGGCAATACCCGTCGCTTGCATGTCGAGGGCGAGGGTGTCACGTTCTGAGTTGCGGTAGCGTCCCAGAATGTCGGTTACCAAGTTGCTGTGATTCAGGTTCAGCACCACGTCCGACCGCTGAAGCAGTTCGGGACTGATGAAGCCTGCCTCCAGCACTTCATAGACCTCGCGGTCTTCCGACCACGGGGTGAGGTTGCATGAGCGGCAGCCATACACTATCGGCATACCGATGATGGTGCGGCTTTCCTGCTCACCTTCCTGTGGTTCTCGGACTTGCAGATTGCAAGCCTCGATAGGTACGAATCTTACTTGTTTCATATCGTCTATCTCGATTAAATGATGTTACTACTTATCCCGCATAACTGCGTTCAGGGTTTACCGCCGTGCGGACGCGCTGACGGCGACGGCTCTTTTCGATTTCGCGCTCCAGAGCGTCAATCTCTTCCTTCGTGGGGTTCGGGGTGTATACCATAGTGCTGTGAAACTGCAAAGCAAAGTGATACATTTATCCCTCCAGTTCGCCCGGCTGGTCGTTGCCGCCGCCGCCCTGGTTGTCGTTGCCCTCGTTGGGGTCGTCTGTGGTGGTTCCGTTGTTCTCGCTCTCCTCGGCCTCCTTCTTCGTGGCCCAAGCCAGTTTTGCACCGGCGATGGCAGCGGTGATTTCCTGCGACGGGCGGTAGGCCACGCGCTTGGTCAGTCCGTCCAGCGTCTGCTCATCCTCCGTCTCCGTCCAGTGCGAGCTGATGGCGGGGTAGAGTCGGCCTATCTGGTCGAGGTCAACGATCTTGCCGTTCTTCAGTGCGTCGCGCACAGCGTCGAGTGCCAGCCCGAAAGCCAGTGCCAGCTCCTTCGGGTGGAGCGTCGTGTTGTTGGCTGCCTGGGCGCAGATGTCATCAAACGTGGCAACGCCGTTGGCAATAGCGCGGCTGGCGTAGCCCATTACTTTCGTGCGAAGGTTCTTATTGGCCACCTTCTTGACCTTCAGTGTCAGTTGTGCCATATCGTTACGTCAATTTTAATTTGTCCTTACGTCAATTTTTATTTCACGTTACGTTATACGTGGATTTTCGTGCGTGGGGTTTACTACGGATTATAGGTCTTGGTATATTCCCAGCCGTAGTTCTTTGCGTATGCTTTTACGATGAGATGAGAGCGAAGAGTTTCACCGCGTCGGATTGCTGTCGCCCTGTCACCTTTGTAGTTGGCGACGTAACTATTCAGCTTACGGTTGATGTAATCCTCGGCCTTCTTCCACGTTCTTTCCTTTTTGAGAAGTCCTTCGGTCTTTCTTCGTCCGGTTTCGGTGAATGTGTATGCGCTACCCCTGAAGCCTTTTGAGTAGTCGATGCCCCATCCGGCTTTTGGTCGTTTCAGGGAATAGGTGTAGTGTTCCGTGACGGCTCGGATTTCTTGCATATTGTGACCAAGTGCGCCCATAACATCCTCTTTCGAGAATGAACCGCCACCATCTGCACGTCTTTTGCCGTTTGCTTCAACGGCTGGGTGGTTGTGTGTCATGATTGCATCGGCTTCGTGTCGGAGCATTACGCTTCCATTGCGTCCGATTCCTCGGTCTATGATGTTGCCGTCTTTGTCGAAAACGAATCCATGCTCAACGGACTTGTCTCGTATATCTCTTTCAGCAGCGGAAACGGCTTTGGCCAATCCTGCTGACATATCGCGCATCGAACGGTCGCCCTGAAAGCCTCCAGCCTTAGCACTCACGCCACGTCCGCTTCCATGTCCTCTACCCATTTGCTGCCTCCTTTCTTTCTGAAACTGCAATAGAATGTTGTCTGAAATCTTCCACCCTCTCGCCCATCATCTGCTCCAACTTTGGCAGGTCGTTCAGTTTGGGATTGAGAGCGGTCATGCTTATCTCTTGGTCGAAGAAAGCCACGGCCTCCTTCATCTTCTGGTGTCGCTGGTCTTTGTTCCTTACCTCGACAACGGGCGTGACGTACACCAGCCCGTTCTCACGGCAGAACTGCTTGCACGGATCGCCACCGCCGTAGCAGACAAACAGCAGCTCGTTGTCGCCCGCTATCATCCGCGCCATCTCCAACTCGAAAGCCAAGTGCTCCACCTGGTGCGAATAGCCACGAGTGCAAAACGAGTGATAACCGGCAGGCACGCCCATCAGGTTCAGCTTGTAGAACTTCGGCGAACAGCACAAATCGACGAACACCCTCACGCCACGCTCTTGCATCGCACGGCCTATCCAACGCTTCTTGTAAATCTGCTGCATACCGAAGGCAATCGGTGTCTCGTCGTAGAGCGAGAAGTTTGGCTCAACGATGTTCTTCGGCTGCATGTACAGGATTTTTTCGGGGTGCTCATAGACGGTCGCAAAACGGTAGTCGTCGGTGTAGAAGCAGAGCGTGCCCTGCCCCTTCATTTGGAATGAGCGTCTTTGTTCACCAAACAACACAAACGGGATAGCGCAACTCTTTGGCTGCATGTCAGCCCTCAGCTGCGGAATCTCCAGCATATTGTCCGTCGGGAACAGCGAGTCCTCGACGTAGTATCGCTGCGGTATGTCTATTGCTCGGTTTGCCATAGTCGAAACTGCAATGAAAAACTATTGGTCTTCGCCCTCCTTTGGCGGTTCTCCTACGGTGTAGTTGCCGGGCTTCAGCTGTGTGGCAGCGTCGGCCTTTGCCATGAGTGCTTTGAGGGTCATCAGGTTTGCACTACCCATTGGCTCGTCACCACCTTCGACGGCTGGCAGATCATGCTCGGCACGCACCTCGTTGAACGTCCAACCGTTCTGCAAGTGGTAGCTGTCAATCTTCGCCTGTGTTTCCTTATCCATGCGCAGCAGGGGCTGTTCGCACAGGTGGAAGCGGTGCTGGCCGAAGTCGTAGATGGAGAGCAGCTTGCGGAAGCACTCGGCCTCCATCTCGGCACCGTCTGGCGCTATCGTGCGGCTCAGGTACTCCATCGTCGCGTTGGTGTAGGTGGTGTAGTGTGAGTTAGTGTCCATCATCAGCAGCGGGCGCGGGGTGGCGTAGAATCGTGCCACGTCGTCGTGCGACATGCCCAGCAACTCAATCATCTGCATGTCCTGCGCACTGAGGCTGAGGTTCTGGAATTGTTCAAGGCCGTGCATCGAAACGATGTCCTCGCCTGAATAGAACTTGCGCTGCATCTCCTGGGCGGTCTTGCCTACCTCGCTCTGATTCAGCAGTCCGTAGGCGAGCGTGCCCACGCCCTGCTGTGGTTGCTTCTCGCTGATAATACCCTTGATACGTCCGCCCTTGGCTGCCGTTTCGAGAGCCAGACGGCCCTCGGTCTTTATCAGACTCAGCGTGTCGAAGGCAAAGCGGAGCGTCGAGAGTCCCCAGAAGCCGTTGCGCTCTCGGTAGGTGTTCGGGAAATGCAGCACGTCCTCACGCGGTGCAATCTTATTCTTTACGATGCCCTTGTCGCCCATGTAGGTGATGACGTAGGTGTTCGTGCCAAGGTTGTAGCCGCCGCACTCTGCCAGCCACAGGTATTTCGGCTCACCCAGCTCGTCGCGCTCGATGTACACAAAGCCGTTTCCCAGCATCAGACGGTTCACCGTCACCTGCTCCCACAACGACTGCGCCGACATCATGGGGTTGGGCTCGACCTGCAACAGGTAGTTCAGACGGGTTCCGAACGACACGTTGCCGCCGCGAGGCTTCTGCACGTCCATCACGAAGTTGCCGCCCTCACGGTCGCGCACCTGGTATTGCATCTGCATCTGCCCGATGGTCTTTGCCCTCAGTTCCACGGCACGATAGACCGCTGAGACGGTCAACGCCACTCGCGGATGACGGGCCGACACAATGCGCTCCTCGAACGAGCCTCCCTTCACGTCCGTCTTGTTGGTCGGATGCTGCGGGTCGGTCGAAGCTGGTATGCCTGCC